TAACGAAATAGATGAGTATATAATTAATGAGAAAAAAATGAAATCATCAGCAATGGAAAAATTAATCAAAGAAAAATATTTTTATAAGAAGATGATTAAAGACGATTTAAATATTGAAGATGAGGCAAAACATTTTTTTAGTTTTATCAATCCACATAGAAAACAATATTTACAAAGAGCATACGAAGAAAAACACGCTAAGAGTTATATTGATATGATTGAAAAAGAAATTAGCGATAGTAATAAATGTAAAGAGATGATTAAGGGGCAAATGTTAAGACTAAGCATTATAAAAGATTTTACAAAGATATTAAAGCTTAATAATACATTTGATAGAGAGACAATTGTTAAACGTGAAGACGTTGATATATTAATAAAATATGTTGAAGATAACAGAAAGAAAATAACAACATCGTTTAATTTTGTTGATAGAGCTAAGCAACAAGTAGAAGAGAAAGACAAATACAGAACATTTTACCCATATATAGAAGAATGTTTAAAAAATTGGTCTGGTTGTTATTTAGTAGTTGAGAAAAAACATAGCAGTAGCAAGAAGCCAATATTATTTAAGTTGAACGGCATTGATTATTTTAGTATAATGAAAGATACAACAGGGGGCGAAGTTGATTTTATTGAATAAATATTAAGATTATTATATGTTTATCTTAATATTAAGCTTAAACACTGGTTAAACATTAATTAAAAATTTTTAATTAATGTTAATCTATAAATTAATATTAAAATTAAGTTTAAAAATATCTAGGATTTTTTTTCTAACCTAAATTAATATATTAAAATGGTGAAAAATGAAGATGTTATTTTAGCTTTCTTATGTCAAGAGAATAAAAAAGCAGGACACATTGAAAGCATAGACGGAGTATTAAAAGTATATGATAGTATAATTGCTAAGAAAGAAAGAGGATACAATATAATAAAAATATTTAGGTCTTATAGTTCTAAAATGACGATTAGAATAATGAATATGCTACCTAATGTAAAAATTAATTGGAAAAATGGCGGATGGTATTTAAACGGTGAGAAATGGGATAGTGATGAAGCTGATATATGTATAGATAACCCCGAAATGGATAATAAAATATCATCAATCCAACTAGAGAAACATTTTTTAAATTGTGATTGTTATAAAAGCGATGAACCTATAATTATTAGTGCCGGAACATCAATTATAGAATTAAAAGAGAAATATAATATATGTGAAAGCTTAGAAAATATAATAAATGATAAAATACATTATTATAGGAGATTAAGAGAAAAACAACTTTGTGAAAGTGGTTGAAAAATAATTTTAATATTAAGTTTAGAAATTTTTTCTCAACATATTTATATATGTTGAAAAAAAGTAAAAATTTATTATGTTTATTCTGTGATACTAATCCTCGTGAGCCAGAACAATGGTTATGTAAGATGTGCCAAAATACACCAACTACAAATAAACCAATTAGGAATTTACCAACTGCCCCAGAAAAGAAAAAAATTGTATTATATTTTTAAATATTAAATTAATCTAGAAAATTTAATTTAATATTAATATTTATTTTATATTGTAATATATATATATGGATAGTTTAGAATTAAAAGAAGCTATTAAAAAGAATAGACCTAAAATTAGTGATAAAAGTGTCGCCACATATACCTCAATTTTAAAAAGTTTAATTAAAAAATATGCTGGAGATGATGAAACAAATTTAAAATGGTTTGAAAATCAAGAAAAAATATTAAAACATTTAGAAGATGTCCCCGCATCAGTTAGGAAAACCGTTCTAAGTGCTTTAATAAGTATAACAGACGAAAAACATAATGATAAATATAAAAAAAAAATGATGGCAGACGCTGAAGAATATAAAGCCGATAAGCTTAAACAAGAAAAAACACCAACTGAAAAAGCTAACTGGATAACACAGGAGGAAATTTCAAATAAATTTTTATCAATGTTAAAGGATACTAAAAGCTTATGGAATAAAGCAGATTTATCTAAGCAAGAATATCAAAAATTACAAAATGTAATGTTGGTAGCTTTAACATCTGGGTATTATGTCCCACCACGTAGAGCCGTAGATTGGGTAAATTTTGCCATTAAAGATATAGACGAGAAAAACGATAATTATTTAGATATGAAAAAAAAAGAATTCGTATTCAATAAATTTAAAGGTTCAACCGAGAAAGGAGCACAACGTGTTTCAGTTCCTAAGGAATTATTAGTCTTATTAAAAAAATTTATAAAACATAATAATAATAAATGGTTATTAAATGATAGTCAAAATAAACAATTATCTAGTGTAAAATTAGCCCAACATTTAAATAGAATTTGGGGAAAAAATGCCTCAGTGAATGTAATGAGACATTCGTGGATTAGTCATAAATATCCAGTTGTTAATGTTGCTGAAATGAAACAGGATGCGAAGGATATGGGAAGCAGTGTCAATCAATTTTTAGAAACATATATAAAGAAAGAATAATTTTTAACCAGTATCATTTTTATATAAAACGGGTTGGATTTTATAATATATATATATTATTTTTAGATTTGACCCGTTTTTTATAAATTCTAATTCTATTATAATAATGTCTGGATTAGATTTAAATGATTTTGATTATAGTAAGAGCAAAAACAAATTAAAAAAATATGATGTATTTCGTAATGGTGAATTTGTCGTCTCATTTGGCGGAATTCACCCTAACGGAAAACCATATTCTCAATTCTTTGATAAATTGGGAGTGTATAGCGATTATAATAATAATGATGAAAAGAAGAGAGCAAATTATAAGAAACGCCACGAAGCAGATAGACATAAAAAATATAGTGCCGGTTGGTTTGCTGATAAAATCCTCTGGTAAAAAAAAATATAATCTTATTATAATATGGGTATATGTGATAAGATACAACAATTTTTTAGAGACATATCTATAAAAGAAAGTTGTATAAGCAGTTGCTGTATAACTGTAATTGAAGATAAACACCATCACCATAAGCATAAACATAAACATAAACATAAAGAGCAACACATAGAAAAAACCGAGGAAAAAAAAGAAAATGTTTAAAAATATTTAAAAATGTTTAAAAATATTTTCTAGGATAATATAATGTCAAGTTTTAAAAAGGATTATTCATTTGGAATAAAGAACGAGGATAAAGTGCTAAAACAATTAAATGATTATTTTGAAGATGGATTAATAAGCAAAGCAAAGGACAAATTTTCAAAATATGATTTTGAAGGTAATTTATTTATATATGAATTAAAAAGCCGAAACAATAATTATAATGCTTATCCTACTACATTAATACCCGCTGATAAAATAATAAAAGGTAAAAATCAAATTTTTTTATTTGATTTTAAAGATGGTTTATATTATATTCAATATACTAAAAAAGAGTTTAAACAGTTCAAGCTAGAAGAATTTTGCCGAAATAAAAGAACTGATTACAATGATAAAAAAAATCTTTACTATTTTATACCTATTGAAAATTTAATTAAAATAAATATTTAAAAATGTTTAAAAATTATTTTCTATTTATAAATAATATATAAATGGAAAATCAAACCCAACCACAAGAAAAAAAAGAATTTAACAATGTTGAATATCAAAAAAAATATTATCAAGATAATAAAGATAAATTATTAGATAAGTTAAAACAAAAATCTAAATGTGAAATATGTAATGGTTCATATAGTTATGTTTCTAAAAATAGACATTTACAAAGTGCCAAACATAAAAAATTTATTACTTAATTTTTTTTGAAATGAGCCCAAGCCTCTTTAAGACTAACATTATTTTTAACTTTATAATTCATAACATCCTTAACACTAATTTTTTTCTTACCTCCTGATTTGCCCCCGCCTTCCATTTCATCACATTCACAATCTGTTTTTTTACTGGCTTTTTTCTTTCCTCTTCTTCGTTTGCCACCTTCTAAATCTTCAATATTTGCTTTTTCACTTTCTTTTTTCTTTTTCTTTCTACCACCTTTTTTAGGGGCTATATTTTGTAAATCCATAACTGGTAAAGCCCTTACTTCGTCATCACTTGGATATTGAACTATTGAACCACCGGTAAAATCATTTTCTACATACGGAAAGCCTCCACTTCCCCAAAATCGTTTGTATCCTGTATTATAATAGGTATTAAATCCACTAGGCAAAGGCGGAAAACTCATTTTTATATATATAATATGTATATATAAAAATTTTAGAATATTTATAAATGTAATATTGGAATTTTATTCTCATTAATAAATTTTAATGTTGCTTCATTTACTCTTATCATAATAAACTCGCTAATAGGGCTTATAGTGTTTATTATTGTTTCGGCATCTCTCATATCTATCACGCTTTTAATATCTTGGAAAACTTGATTAGATATATCTATCTCATAAACATTTTGTAATCTGCTAATTATAGAATTAATATGAGCGTGTATATAATTTAAATTACTATTAACACTATAACCAAATTCTAACATAGTTGTTAAAACTTTTAAATCAGTATTACAACTATTTAACAAATTAATATTACCTTCTAAAAATTCACTAACTACTTTCATAAATTTATAATTTTTATTCATTCTCTCATAAGAATAATAACGTTTCAAATATTTTAATATGTTTTGTGGTTGTAAATAATAATATCCTAAACCGTTTAACCCTATTTCATATTGTATAATTTTTTGTGTTTTTGGTGTTTCATATAATAAATTTGTAATTTCTACAAATTTACTTTTACTCTCACAAAAAAAATATAAATCTATTTTATCTAATTCACTATATCTCACGGCATTTTTTAAATTTAACATATTAAAACCGTTTTCTGTTTTGTATAAATTACTTATCTCATTTGGCGACCATCTTATAACACTTGCTAAATGTAATTCTCTATGTAATAATAACCATTTTTCAATTATATTTTTATCTGTTAATTGTGGTATTTCTGTAAAACCTAAATCACTATATTTCCTACTGAATAATTCAAATAATTCAGGTTGATAACCTAATATTTTACCATCTTTTAAAACGCCTATATGTTCGTGTAAGGGGGCATATTCTCGTTTTAAACCCGCTTTAATATCACCTAATATATATTTTTTCCCGTAATCTTGTTGTGTTGTTATTTTATCAACAATTGATTTCATAACCAGCGGGATATCATCAACGTCCGCAATTGGTTCATATAAATCAATATCACCAGCATATAGAAGATTTGAAAAAATTGAACTACCAAATTGTATAACATTAGAAGGCATATAAGACACCATATTTATAGCCTCTATAACGTCATCACTATATTGAACGTCATAATTTTTCATTTTTGTTAATTCTTTAATGTCTTGTTTTGAAACAACAACCTTTTTCATATATAATAACTATAGAAAAAATAATATAAAAATAATTTATTTTTAAAAATAAATTTCTAATTATAATATATATTTTAATGTGTGAATTTATTGAAAAACTATTTATAGAACAAATTAAACCCGAAGAAATTGATATTCAATTAGATGAAGAAGAAGTATTTAAACATTATGATAAAGATAAAGATGAATTATTAATTATGATAGGAAAATTAAAAGCAGAAAATTATAAATTAACGCAGAAATTAGTTGGGTTAGATTTATGGCTAAAGCAAATAGTGGGCGAATTACACGAAGAAAATAAAAAATTGAATAAAGAAATAGAAACTGAAAAATTAGAACAAAAAAAAGATTAAAAAAATTTTATAATATAGTATAATACAAAATGACAGAAAATAATTCTATTATTAATAACAAACCAATGAAAACGAAAAAATGTGTAGAATGTGGAACAGAACATAAAATTAATTATATTTATACTCACTATAAAAGCAAAAAACATTTTAAAAATTTAAATAAAAAATCTATACCTCATTTAGTTGATGATAATACAGCAGACGGCAATTACAAACATTTATTAAATAACATAGATAATATTTTAGATGTGTGTATTCATCTTAAAGGTTATATTAACGAACAATTTAATAAAATTCATTCTAATAATTTAATTTCCTAGCCTAAATTATATATATGTATCAAACAGGAATGTATAAAGTTGGACGTGGTGTAAATGAAGGGATTTATCAATTTGGAGCAGGGAGAAATTATAATGTTATGGGTTTTCCAGTTGGTTATTTTAGTAATACAGGTTTAACTGATATGGCGGAAACAGTAAGCAGACCAATATTAGCAATTAATCAATATATGGGAAGCGGACACAATGAAGAAATGAAAGCAGTTAAAAAGAAAATACCATTAGGAAGACCTAAGCCACGATATCCTAAAGATATGGAAAAAATGCCTTATGTTGTTGGAGATTTAGAAGGTGAAGGAAAAAGAAAAACTAAATTAAGAGATAGACTAAGAAAATTAAAAGAGAAACGGCTAAAAGGTAAAGGTTTTTTAAGTGATATGTTTGGAACTATAGGAAGCGTTTTAGGAACAATAGGAAAGCCAATTTTTGACAATGTGCCAATGCTGAAGCCATTTTCGGGTTTATTAGGTGATAATTCGGGTTATGCTTTAGCATCTAAAGGTTTAAAATCAATAGGTTTAGGTAAAAGAAAAGGCGGAAGAAAAATAATGATGCCAGACCATCCTAAATATAACGAAGTTGTTAAAGGATGCGGAGCACCCAATTTTTCAAAAAATAATTTTGATGATATTGATATGACTAAACCATCAATGGAATTTAGACGAAAGAGAAGAGAAAAAAAAGATATAACATATTAATATATTTTTTTTGTGAAATTTTAAATTTTAATATATTTTTTTGTTATTATAATATAATAATAACAAATGGAAAATGATTTTTGTTTTAGTTTTGAAACAGGTAAAAGATTAGCAATTATAAAATCAAAAGGAAGCAATAACGGAAAAATTATTCATTTATATGATAAAAAAAAGAAATGTTGTAATCTATGCGAGGGAAAATGTAAAGGAAAAAAAAAATGTTGTGAAAATTGTTGTATGTCATACCATAAAGACGGAATAGAACAGGATAACATAACAACACATATAAAATTAGGTGAAGGCGAATATTTTGAAGAATTACCAACAAATGAACCAAATCAAACAAATATCGTTATGATATCAGCCAAAGCAGGAGCGGGAAAATCCTATTATTTAAAGCAGTATATACAAAACTATAAAAAATTATATAAGGATAATAAAATTTATTTAATGAGTGAAAGCAATAAAGATAAATTATTAGATGATTTAGTTAAAAGAATACCATTAGACCAGTTTGTAGAAAGTGAATTAGAATGGAGTGATATACCAGATAATAGTTTATTAGCTTTTGATGATATTGATTGTTTAGAAAATACACGAGAAAACGGTTTTTTAAAAAAAAAATTGTATCATCTAATGAATAGTTCTATTCAAAACGCCAGAAAAAAAGGGATTAGTATAGTTCAAACGGTTCATTGTGCCACTGACGGCCAAACAACTAAAATTATGTTGTTGAGTTGTTCCTCATTTGTGTTTTTCTTAAATAGTGTAAGCATACAACATAAAAACGCTATGAGTAAAAATTTAGGTATATCTAAGGAGAATATAAAAAAAATATTAAGTATGAAAGGCCGTTGGGTTTGTATATTCAATATGTCCCCTATGGTTATTATGGGCGAACAGGAAATTTATATATTAGGTAAAAATTAATTTATTATATATATAATAATGTCTAAACCCTTAGATTTAAATTTATATAATAAAGTCAAAGAGATGGCAAACAAAGTTTTCAAAAGTCCAACGGGAATTTATCGTTCTATGTGGATAAGCCGAAAATATACTGAATTAGGAGGCTTATATGATAAACCAAAATCAAAATCAAAAGTTGATAGGTGGCTAAATGAGAAATGGGTTGATTTAAATCAACCAATCATAAGAGATAAGCAAATCGTAGGTTATAGAAAATGTGGAACCCCTAACAAACAAAATAATTTATATCCTTTATGTCGTCCCAGTAAGAGAATAACAAAAGAGAGCCCCGAAGCTTACCAGACTATAGAAAAAAAAATTATTGATAAAGCAAATAAATTGAAACAAATTTTAAAGAATAAAGGTAATACAAAATTTTGATTTGTTTAATCATTATCATTTTTATACGGAACGGGTTGGATTATAAAATTATATATATATATTATGAAATCCAACCCGTTTTTTATAAAAATCTAACTCTATAATAATATGGATATAGCATTAAATGGAAATGAACTAGTAAAAGCTTTAAATGGAAAAGTAAAAGTTTTAGCTTATGACGAACTTTTAAAATTTGATACAATAGATGAGGCAATGTATCCATATAATAAATTAGTAATTCTTTATTTTTGGGATTTTTCTAATAATGTAAAGAACGGGCATTATATAGGATTAAGAAAAGACAAAAATAAAAATACAATATATGTATTTGATAGTTATGGGCGTTTTATTGATGATAATTTGGCAGAGATAGACCCATATAAGAGGAAAAAATATAAACAAGATTTTAAACAATTAACATATTTGTTATTAAATTCACCGTATAAAATAGAATATAACGAATTTCAATTTCAACAAAATCACTCATCAGTATGTGGTAGGTATGTAATTTATTTTTTATTAAGAGATGATTTAAATATGGAACAATTTCAAAATATATTTAGCAAAAAAAATTTTAAAAAAAATGACGAGTTAATTTTACAATTAACAAATTTCATTTAATTTTTATCTATTATAATAATATATAGATAAAAATGAATTCTAACAATAAAAGCCCTTTGTATTTCAATATACAGCAATTAATAGGTTATAATCAATCAACAACAACACCAGCCGATATTAATAAGCAAACAAGCACATTAGAAATTTTCAACCAAGCACCATTTTTAAGAAAAGCAAGTGATTATTTTATAGGCGTTCAACGGGCATTAATACCCGTGGCAGGTATTCCCCGCTTAATTGTTCCATTAGCAAAATTTAATATAGATGGAAGTATAAACACAAACCCAAATAAATTATTGTATGTTATTTCATTAGCTTATAGAAATATAGCAGGTAATATTATTTTTAGTTTAAGTGATAATGTTATTTATCAACCAGAAGTAAGAGGCGGAGTGATTCCAACGGTTATTAACGGAACGCAAGATTTTACAACAAATAGACAATATTATTTTGTTTATGACGTTCAAACTTTATTAGGTTCAGTAAATCAAACCTTAATAGATATGTGGGGTAAATTTAAGGTTGGTTGTAATGCTTTAGGTGTTGATACTACATTATGGGATAATGTCCCCTATTATTCTTTTGATAATACAACTAATAAATTTACATTTAATGCTGATGAGCGTTATTGCTTACAAGACCCTATAACAACATACCAACCAGACGGAACACCAATAAAAACACAACGGGCAAGAGTTGAAAGTTATACTGATGGCTTATTACAGGATTTATTACAAATAGCAGGAACATATTTCGCAGAAGATGTAAGGGCAGGAAATCCAAATTTAATTATTTTAAATACAGTTTCAAAATTAGACGGAGCCTATACATTAAACAATGATATATTAACAATGACAGCGTGGAAATCATCTTTAAATATGTGGTATGCTTTAACAAAAATCGTTTTTACTATTAATTATGGAATACCAACAAAATTAGAATATTTAAATCAACTTACAAGTGATGGTTCATTAAATCCCGATACCGTTTCAGCAGGTATTAGGCCTTTAAGACCTATTTTAACAGATATACAGGTAGATATAGACCATTTCGCCTATAATAATAATTTTATAACCTATCAAACCTCAAGCATTTCTCAAGTTAGATTAATAGACATAACAACAGACCAAGATTTAAAAGATTTTCAAATTGGTGTCTCGTGGATTTCAAATTATAATATTTCTTATGATTTAATTATTCCAACAGGCCAACCATTAGATTTAAAATTAGCCTTTTACCCAAAATCAACAACATTAATTTAAAAAATTCTAATTATATTTATTTTATTCAAATAAATATAATTTATATATCTAAAATTTTTTTATACTTATAATATATATATATGTCTAATATCATTCCCCAACCTTTAACTGATAATATTATAGAAGTAAGAGAAGGCTTATTGGATTTTACCGTTCCAGCAATTGTAGTTCAAAAAACCTCTA